GCAAGAGCAAGAAGTTACAATAGAGATGGCGATGCAATTTATGCTGTTGCTAAACGTGTTAGAAATAAAACACCTGATCCAGGATTATTATTTGTTATTTCTGATGGTCAACCAGCAGCAAGTGGATATAATGGTCAAGCTGCTATCAATGACACCAGAAAAAAGGTTACTATGGCACAAGCATTAGGATTTCAAGTAATTCAAATTGCAATTGATGAAGAAGTACCTTCAGAAGAGATGTTTGATTATTTTATTAAAATGACAAACATAGAAAATCTACCAAATGATATGATTTCATATGTATCTAAAAAAGTAGATAAATTAATCAAAGAAAAAATGATCATATAATGACTAAATTATTAAACAATATTTGGTTACTATTAGTTTGCTTATTTATCATAGCCATTTCTACAATAGGAATGGTTGTGTTAAGTTTGCATTTAATGAGTAAACCATCTACATTTGCCTTTGTGATGGGTTTAGCATCACTACTTTTGACAATTTTTTCAGCATCTTTTTGGAATATGTTGATATTTAAACAAATAATAAAAATTATTAAAAACAAATTAAACAAAAATTAGATTATGAAAAAATCATTATGGTTATTAGGAGTAGTTTTATCAATGATTGTAACATCATGTACAACAGCTGATTCAAGTGAAGTTGCATTAGTAGTAGATCAAATTGGAAATGATAAAGGTGTTCCAAATATTGAAATGGCAAGTGGATTTATCTTTTATTTCCCACCAACACAGGATGTATTTATGTATCCAACATCAGTTCAACATAAAGTTTGGACAGCAGATGATAGTGAAGATTCTCCAACAGATGAACATATTGATGTAACATCTGCAGATGGAGCTACATTTGGATTAGATGTATCTATTAACTTACAGTTGCAAAGAGCAAGAGCAGCTGATTTATTTATAAAATATAGAGTTGATATGGAAGATTTAATTAATTCAAGAGTTAGAACTATTGTCAGAAAAGAGTTATTAGATAATGCTGTAGGATTTGCATCAGATAGTTTGTTACAACATAGAAACATATACGAATCAGAAGTAAGTAAAACTTTAACAATAGCATTAGAAAAAGAAGGATTTACATTAAATAATATTGCAATTCTTAAAATGCAATTACCTAAATCATATAAAGCAGCTATTGAAAGAAAGATTGCAGTACTACAAGAAACAGCAACTATTATATCTCAAACTAAACAAGCTGAACAAACTGCATTGAAAAAAGTTGCATTAGCAAAAGGTAATTATGAAGCAGCAATATTTGATGCTAAGACAAAAGAAATATTATCTCAACCTAAGTTACTAGAATTATATAAAGCAGAAACAGAAAGAGTATGGGCAAATAGAGGTGTATCTCCTTATGGTTCTAATAATGTTTTTGGTTCAAGTTCTAATATTTTATTAAATAGATAATTATGGAAAAGTTTTATATGGTTCATGTAGAAGGTATGAATTCGCCATCTAAGAAATGGGAAACTTTAGAAGAAGCTGAAGCAGAAGCAGCAAGACTATGTGACAAAGAAAGAAAGAAAACTTTTGTGTTGCAATCAATTCAAAAATATGAGTTGAAAAACATAGAAAAAACTATTCTTTAAAAAATTACCAATGCTCGCTGTTAGGTTGATGGTTTGAAAAAGGGTTAATAGTAAAGTCAGCAAACCAGTAACCCTGAAAGACCAAGGTTGGTAAAAAATAGCCTAAACATTGATGCTTTGTAAATAAAAATGATGATTAAACTTCTCTACAGTTAACGTAGCATCTATGAAGTTGTTATTTACATAAAGATACATACAGAAATGTATGAACGTGAGTTGCCTTGAGAAAGCAATAAATATTAAGAGTATTAAATTGATATACTACTCACGTAATGATTCTCAGCAAGTAGTTAAAGAACCGTTGTGTTACACTTTAATTGGTAGTAATCAACAAACGTCATATTAACTACGTGACCCTACTCTTTTACACAAGGCTTTAAACCTTGCTTGAATATTAATTGTAAAAAAGAGGGTGCAGCTTTTTAGTATTCTTCTACCAAATTTGAAATATAATTTGGTAGTTGAGTGCTAATTTAATATCTTTGGTAAATGAAAGAACAATGGAAACAACTTATAGAGAACCCTAATTACTTTATTTCAAGTTTAGGAAGGTTTAAGAATAGTAAAAAGCAAATTCTTAAACAAAATGTCAACGCAAGAGGATATAATTATTGTAATATTTCTACAAATGGTAAAGTTACTAAAGTAAAAATACATAGATTAGTAGCAAAGTATTTTGTTGCAAATCCTTACAATAAAGAAACTGTCAATCATATTGATAAAGTAAAATCTAATAACGACTATATTAATCTAGAATGGTTAACTAGAAAAGAAAACATTCAACATTATCATAGGTGCTAATAAACTAATCAAAAATTTTATTAAAATGAAAAAACTATTATTAATAGTAATAATACTATTAGGTATGACAAGTTGTAAAAAAGTAGCAGTATCTTCAAGTACTGAAGGTAATCAAGTTGAAGTAGACTTTTTATTTGAAAAAGATGGTATAAAAATGTATCGTTTTGAAGACAATGCAAAATACCACTATTTTACATCAAGAGGTGAAACAATTACAACTCAAACATCTGGATCTGGAAAGAATCAAACAAATTATGAAGAAAATATTCAATAAATTATGAAAAAACTACTATTAGTAGCTCTACTATTTATATTGAGCATGACAACATTTGCACAAGACACATTTGTCAAAAAATATACATCTTTTGTTACTAAAGAAAAAGGTGTATTACAACCATGGGTTTATTCAGAAGTTACAGTTGTATTTAATGCAAATCATTTACGAGATATTGTATTGTATTATACAAGTGGCAAAAATAGAACAATGCATCAAATTTCTGGAGAAGTAGATGGTAAAACATCAAGTGGACAGGGTTATCAAGTAATTGATTGCGTTGATCAAGATGGAACAAAGATTACATTACAATTATTTGATGATGATACTTGTCTTAGAATTCTTATTGCAGATGGATATTTAATTGAATTTCACAGAGATTAATTATGAAAATAGAAAATGAGTTCATTTCATATGAACAAGCATTAGCTTTAAAAGAATTAGGATTTGATGAACCTTGTTTTGGTTATTATACTGGAGATAAAAAACATCTTGTACTAAGACCAAATATGGGTAGGAGAAATGAAGATTTGAATGATATAGTTTGTACTTCACCACTGTACCAACAAGCAATAAATTTTTTGTATATTTGTAGTAATAAACAAATAGATATAGAATTAAAAGGTAGTGATACTCATGAAGAAAGAATTAGAAAAATTGAGAAAGGATGTAAAGATTTGTGGAATCTACAAAATAACAAGTCCAAATAACAGAGTTTATATAGGTCAATCTAATGATATTAGAAGAAGAATATTAACTTATTTTGAACCTAAAGGAGGTTCATCTCAAGTTAGATTAAAAGCTTCATTTAATAAGTATGGTATTGACCTACATGACTTCATTATAGTTGAAGAATGTAAAGAAAGTTTGTTAAATGAAAGAGAAAGATACTGGCAAGAATACTATAACGTACTTAGTAAATCTGGACTTAATTGCAAGATGACAACAACTTTAGATAAATCAGGTACATTAAGTGATGAAACAAAAAAATTAATTGGTAGTAAAACTAAAGGTACTACTAAAACTTGTCAATCTACTATGAAAAAAGTTTATCAATACTCAAAAGACGGTGTATTTTTACAAGAATATATATCATTGAGAGAAGCAGAAAGACAGACAGGAATACATTCATCATCTATTGGACATTCTATTAAAAAAAGAGGTTTTTCTAAATCTGCTGGAGGATACTTATGGAGTTATGACAAACTACAATCTCATTTTGGTCATGTAGGGCAAATAGGTAAACCTATTCAACAATATAATTTAGATAACACATTTATACAAGAATTTGATTCAATTTGTACTGCATCAAAACAACTTAACA